AACCAACACCCGAAAACCTCCATGGCTCCTATTTTCCATGCCTTTGTCGAGCCTGGCACTTTCAAACCACCATCACTGCAGGTTGGCGTTCGGCCGCCCAACGGTGTGGTGCGTCGGACGGCGACTGGTCTTGCAGTGGTCGGTGTGGCTGCTAGTGCCCTGTGGTGTTTGCGTAAGCGAATCCACAGGGCAATGGCACATGCACTATGTTCCCCAGCGACTCGGAACATTCGTGGCCGCTTGGAGGCCATTGAGAGAGATGAGGGAGACAGCGATGATGATGAGGATGATGAAGAGGAGAGGCTGAACGAACAATGCCTCGCCATGGAGGAGAATCAAGAAGCACCCAACCCCGAGGGTGAAGGGCAACAAGTACCATTTGGACCCCGACCTGGCGCCCGTGGTAGGCGCAGAGTACGCAAACCCGCCCGTATCACATTTGGCGGGTTCAACTTGACCGGCCGTGCTGCTGAGTTAGCGCAGAAGGCCAAGCTGCAGTTTGGTGGGATCGGTATGACGGAGTACAACAGGGTGGCAGTCAGGCGCTGGCTCAATCGCGAGCTGGACAAGCTGCCGTCCGTGAGAACCGCTGACAAATTACGGTGGTTGCCCACGATGGAGTTGTACGTTTTCTACCGGTCCACAGCTGATGTACAGATGGAGGAGGCAATCAAAGAGCTCGACGCTATGGGGCTCATTCGAAATGGTGGAGCTTAGGGGGGCCTGTACATGTTTGAGCGACTTAGTAGCAAGAGTGTCATCGATCCTGCTACAGTTGAGAGGGTAGCTCATGCTCGTACGGGTGTGCCGATTGGGGTCAACAAGCCATTTTACCGTGCTATGTTCGGGCACAGTAACGACCTCATTATCCCGTTCCAAGGTGATTTGGACACGCTAACACACGCTGTCCTGGAGCGGGGCATCTTTGTCAAGTCGGGGGGCGGCTTTTCACCCCGCCCCAGTCCCGGCGCAGACGCCACATACACCATGTTTCTGGAAGCGTACCAGGATGTCGCTTTCCCAACCGGTAGGTTAACTCCGCAAGAGTTTCTTGCGTCGAGGCCTTCACGCTTGAGGAAGATCTACGACCTGGCACGCCAGAGAAATGAGGTGGAGTGGTTCGACATTGACAAGGAGGCGATCACTAGCGGTTTTGTGAAAGTGGAGAAGACGAAGCAGGCCTGCGAGAATGTATTTGATGAAGGTACGGTGAAAGCGCCCGTGCCCAGGCTGATCAATCCTCGATCCCCCAGATATAACTGTAAACTGGGGTGCTATACCATTGCCTGCGAGCACACCATTTATGCCAACATCGGCACCATGTTTGGCAAGCCATGCATAGCTAAGGGGATGAACATGCACCAGAGAGCGCAAGCCTTGCGTGAGCAGTGGGACGATTTTAAGGACCCTGTTTACGTGGGGATGGATGCTAGCAGATTTGATCAACACACTGGCAGGTTGGGGTTGGAGTTCGAGCACAAGCTGCTGCGCCTGCACTTTCAAGGCGACAAAACCTTGAAGTGGTTGCAGCGCGCGCAGCTTCGCAACATCATGTATGGGCGTACCCCAGATGGCCAGATCAGGGCCGATCTCGGCGACATGAGGATGTCGGGAGACATGAATACTGCTTTGGGCAATTGTGTGATTACGTCTGCGCTGCTGTGGATGCGTGTTCAAGAGTTGGGAATTAAGGCATATGCTATGGTTGATGGCGACGATTCAGGTCTGATCATGGAGCGCGAAGATTATGATCGTTATGTGGATGGAGCTGCTGCTTGGTTCCTTGAATATGGGTACACTATGATTATTGAGGATCCAGTTGATGTCTTTGAGAAGATCGTTTTCTGCCAAACTCAGCCAGTTTACACCAGCACTGGTTGGAGGATGGTGAGGGACCCCCGTAAGGCGTTAAACAACGATTACGCCGGATACCAGCAGTGCTCCAACCCGCTGTACGTGAGACAGCTTTTCCACTCCATCGGCAGTGCCGGAATGTCCTTGGCCAGCGGTGTGCCCATCATGCAGGAGTTTTACGCGATGGGAATGAAGCTTGGCACTGCGCCCCGCAGGGTCAAGCTGATGGAGATGTCGCTCCATGGTTGGCATCACCTTGCCAAACTGGAGGGGAAGAAGAAGTGGTCGGAGGTTACCACTGATGCTCGCTTGTCCTTTTGGCGAGCATTCGACATCGCACCGCATGTCCAGGTCGCCATGGAACAGGAGTTCAGGCGGATGGATTTCTCGTTCCGTGTGCAGCAGGCCCCGGGTTCTCACCAGGAACTACTTTCGCTTACCGCTTTGCCGATCGCCGCAGAGAGCTTTTGAAAAGCACTACTACTAGCGTATTATTTCAAATAATATGATGGGCTTGTTTGGAGCAAATAATAAGAAGAACGCCAAGAAGGGCCAGAAGAAGAAGAAAGTCCCCAAGGGTGTCGTGGGTGCTGGGTTTTCCAAATATCCCAGTGGCCTGCGGTTTGACCCTGAGGGCCGGGTCGTTGACCATGCTGCCATGGTCGCTGACCCGTGTGGAGCCAAGTTGGGAAAATCTGCGTATAGGGGCAGGGATGGCATAGTCACAAGGCATAAGAAGATAGATTCTTTCACAAGCGACAACACCGCTTTTCTGTATGTGTACTACCCTGCCTATAACGGCATCTGGACTGTTTCTGTTGCAGATGCCGAAACGGCGCTACCCACACCCAATTGGACCACTCCTGGTCCTGGGCAGGCCTTCCTGCTCAACACCGCCGCTTCACAGCGGTGCGTTGGCGCTTGTGTGACGTACAAGTACTATGGGACTGAGTTGAATAGGTCCGGAGTGATCTACACTGGCAACATTCCCGTGTCTACACTGAACGGGACAAACACTATTAAAGACATCTGTGCATTGCTGCAAAACACCGAAAAGATGCCAGATGGTGGAGAACAGAAGTGGATTCC